TTGAATTTGGAATTAAAAGTATTAAATTAGAAGTTGATGAAGATTCTTAAAAAAGGAGAGATTTAGTATGAAAAGAAAATTAGATTTTATTACAAATTCCTCATCAGTTAGTTATGTAGGATGGGGTGTTTATTTATCAAAAGAAGATATTGAAAATGATAAGTTTTTAAAAAAATGTTTTGAGAATTATAAAACAAGATCATATGCAAATCAAAGTATGACATTCGAAGCGTTTAAATCTGATCCAGGGGAAGCAACATACTATTTATCAAAAAATGATGATGGAATTTTAAACTTTTCATCTGGACCCTATGGTGACAATTATTTTATTCTTGGTCAACCAAATAGTATGAAGGATGAACAAACTCTTAAAGAATTTAAAGATCAGATTATTAAGGAATTGTCGGAACTGGGAATTAAAGTTGATAAACTAGAATATATTGAAGAATGTTGGAGGGATTGTTAAAAATATTTATGACAAGAGAGGAAGTTTCTAAAATGGGAACAGGACTAGTTAGAGTAAGTATAGATTCTGATGGAAAAATTATTATTTCTATTGGAACAGAAAGTTTTAGTTTGTCAGATGGGCAAGTTAATATGTTAATTGAAAAATTGGCAGCTGCGAAAGATGATGCAAAAGAGTTTAGAGAAGCAACAAGAAAAATGGACTCAATAACTAAAAAATATAATGGAACTGGAATTTCGATTGATCTTCCAGTTGGAAATAATGGTAAGAAAATTTTATTGGAAGATCAAAAAGTTTGACGGAAAAAATGGAGTTAAGCAGAATATAGCTTAACTCCATTTTTTGTAAATTTTTATTTAATAAAGAAGTTTAATTCTAATTTTTCTACAACCCGAGTAGGCTCTAATGTAATGTTGCAGTGGAAAGTCTTTGTTTTTCTTTCATACTCAGAAGCCGAGGTTTCAACACTATAAGAGTACAACCCTCTTTTCTTCTTAATCTGCTCAAGAAACATCACTACTTCATTATTGAACTTACTCCATGTTATAGCGTCATTCATTTCAAAAATGAAGAATCTTGCAAAATTTTCTATACTCTTCTTACAATACAATACTAATCTAACAATATTCAAATCTTGCAATGCAGATGGTTTAGCTTGAGAAGTTAACTGAGACCAAACAACATAACCAGAACTAAATTTAACTAAATCATTGATCTGTTTTAAATAGAAACCATCTCTCTGTCCAAGTTTTGGATTGTATCTTAATTCTTTAATTGAATCAATTGCCGCTCTATTATAACCAGCTGCTGCATACCACAATTCTGCAACATTATCATTTCTGGGAAGAATATAAGACATATGATAGATTGGACTTACCCAGATATCTTGTCCTGTGAAAATATCATACACTTTATTATAACACTCATAAAGAGCAGTATAATAATTATTATATGTATTGGTATTATCCCGTGCAGCAATGGCTAAGTTATAAGATGCATTATCTCCGTTATCTAGAATTGCAACACAATCTCGTCTAGTCTGAACTAAAGTGGAGATTTGTGTTTTAACACCAGAAGGATATCCAGCATCAAATACCATAGTAAAGTAAACATTTTCTGTATCTGTAATTAAATCTTCAGTTACTCCGGTTACTGGATTAACTAATGTTCCAGCATAACCTTCTGATAAAACCTGAGTAGCAACTGCGGTATCTAAATCTCCAGAAGAATCTAATAATGTTCCATCAGAACCTTTCTTAAAGGGAACTGGAGTTGAAGAAATAAATGCATCAGCAATAGAAGTATTTGACTTTTTGATTTCATAAGTAATTGTGCTAGAATTATCAAAAGCTGATAAATCTCCAACCCAACCTCTAGAAGCAGTAGATAAATCTCTTCCATCAAAAACATTTACATGATCATAGTCAGTCCCAGTTGCTGCGCCTAACCAACCATATAAAATATTTCCTTTTCCGTCTTTAGCAATAACCATGTAGTCAGCATTTCCAGCTTCTGGAGTTGTTTCCCAATCTGTAAATACCTGTTTGTTATCACTAATTTCTGCGGTTGCTGCAGTTTCCACTACTGCGACTGTTCCAATATCTTTATCAAAGATTCTTCCAACAATATCATACCCGCCGGTATAATCTCCATTCGCAAGAGTCATTTCACATCTTAAAACAGAAGAATATGTTTCTAAAATGTAAGTGATAAAAATAGAATCTCCAGATCTGTCAACCGCCTTTGGATCAAATGAAACTTCAAATGATTCAATGATTACATCATCCCCATCAGATTGTTTTTCATAAACATCCAAAACATAAACACCACTAACCATTGGGTTTGAATGTTCTGTTAATCTAATAGAAATAGCATTGTAATATTCTCCTCTTCCTATTGGATATAACATACAAATTGGATAAACAGTTCCAGTAGTTGCTAAATTAGTTTTAATCTCATCAATAGTGTTTAAACTATCAACGTAAGTAACGGTAATAGATGCAGTGGCATCCGCAGGTGCTAAATTAGCATTAATTTTGATGCACGCAAAAGTTGCATCGTCAGGAAGACATCTCATAAAATAAAGAGCTCCTGATTCCCCAAGGAAATTATACGCTTCGTATAATCCTTGTCCATAGTTCTTTCCGTAATCTCTAATATCTGGTTCTCCCCATCCAGATATTAATTCTGCTCTAGATCCAACAAAAGTAAATTGGTTGTCTTTTCCTTTCTTCGTTAATGCCATTAAACACCCAATTGTTGACGGGACTTGGGCAACGTAGGATGAAAGGTCTATAATTTTAGAATATACGCCAGGACTCACGTTAGCCATTTGATTTTATTCCTATTTCTAATTTTTATTTTTTTGTTTTCTATTAAGTTTTAACCTTTCCTACAATTCTAAGTATTTAAAAGTAAATATACCATATAAAAAGTAATTGTCTAGCAGACGTTTTCACGATGCTTGGGAAAGTTACGCGGGCATACAGATTAAACGGTCCACCATATCCCCCAGCATTACTAGCTGCAGTATACAGTCCAGCTTCACTAAGATTAAACCCATTAGCATCATCTGCACCCAATGTTGTTGATACTCTTGAAATCAACCAATAGTTATAATTATCTCCATCTTGCTCAAAATCAATTGCTGTATCAAATTTATGCTTATAATAACCAACATCAGGGACTAATCTATAATCTGCACATGTTATTGCATCGGTAGCATTAATCATAACTGGATTATCTAAATCAGTATCTAAATTCGTTGGGGATGTTGGATTCAAAGGATCACCAACTGGACATCCACCATTTCCTACACCAAACCATGTAATATATTCTGTTGGTTGAGGAATAATATTTGCATTAATTTCATTAAAAGCTCTTGAAATTAACCATTCTCTACCAAGGTAAACTACAAGATTTGATTTTCCAATTAATTTTTTATCTTCATCATTATTTAATTCATAAATTTCAACAAACCCTTTTGGTCTATCAGGGTTTCTTTTAATTTTAATATTTGAACTATCGGTTAAACAATCACTTAGTGAATCTGTAATTTTAACCATTAAATCTTTATCGTTCATGTTTTTATAATATCCTTTTTTATATTGTATGGTAGACTAAATTTATTGTTTGTTCATTATAATTGAATGGATCAGAAAAATAATTTAGATAAGAAACAAACTTATTCTAAAAAAGTTCCGCAATTAGAACAAAATTTTAAATGGGATTTAGATTTCTTTCCACAAGTTTTACATAATTTTCTTGATTGAATTGTTAATGGTTTTTCGACAATTTTTCCAGATTCTTTTGTTCCAATTAATCTTAGTATAATTACTCTTTTTGTATCTTCTAAAGCACCAATATTTCCATAAGTAAATGATTGATTAACCTCTGACCCTTTAACTGTTATTCCGTCATCGATTTGAGGCATACTTGCAAAATAACAATTATTAACAGATACACAACCTTTTTCTTCATTTGATGAATTTTTTACATCACCAACAGAACAATTAGAGGAAGTATATGTTACAGATGAATTTAGTAAACTTGTATCATTAATTGTTACTGTTCCGATGGTCCAAGGATATGGATAATAGTAATAATGATAGTGATAATAATCT